ATATACGGACAAGATCTATATTATCTTCCAAGGCATATAGTTAACGAGGACACACTGCTTGGTGATGATCCTACATCTAAGTTTCCTTCATCACATAAGATTGAAATGTACATTGATAATCCTGAAGGATTTGATGGAGAGGGAGACCTGTTTACACGGTTTGGTGTAGAGATCAGAGATGAAATTACCTTAGTCGTTTCAAAGCAAAGGTTTGAAACTCAAGTCCGTAGAATGACAACCAGTGGTATTGACCTTGACAGGCCTGCTGAAGGTGATCTAATTTGGATACCTCTTACAAAAAAGATGTTTGAGATTCGGCATGTGGAACATGAACAACCATTTTACCAAATTGAAAATCTACCTGTTTACAAGATGCGTTGTACTCTCTTTGAATATACCGGTGAGGACTTTGATAATCAGATTGATGACATACAAGATATTGAAAAGAACTTCTCATATCTTTATAAGGTATCTCTTACTGCTCCAAAGAAGGCAACTGCTACCCTAACACAAGATAGTAATGGTGTAGCATCAATTAGTTTGATTCAGGGTGGCACATACTACACATATGCACCAACTATTGCGTTTATTGGTGGAACTCCAACCGACTCTGCTAATGCAACTGCAACAGTTAGTGGTGGTGCTGTAACGAGTATCACTCTGACAGACAGTGGCGTTTATACAACTGACTCAGCAATTACCATACAGTTTATCGGCGGTTCTGCCATCGACAGTGCATACAGTATCGGCGATAGTGTAGGACAGACTATTGCCGGTGGTGTCAAGATGAGTGGTGAAATCCAAAAGATTACATTGGATTCTTCAGGTGATTCAAGTATACACTTATTCTTATCAAATGTTGGCGCAGACGACGGTAAGTTCCATACATTCATTACCGGGGCCGATGTTATAAATAACACACTTAGTGCAACAACTGGTTTAACGGCAAGTGCTGTAACTGAGATCAATAACCTATCTGCAACTGAACAGAATGATGAGTTCACTAAACAGTACATAGATGATTTCATTGACTTTAGTGAAGATAATCCATTTGGTGATCCGGAGAATCAATAATGTTTGGTACATATTTTTATCATTCTAAGATCCGGAAAGCGGTTTCCATATTTGGAAGACTGTTTAATAACCTGTATGTCGTTCGTCTTGACTCAAACGGTTCTGTGTTAAATCAGCAGAAGGTGCCACTTGCATATGCACCAAGACAAAAATACCTAGAGAGGATTCGTACAAATCCTGACCTTTTAGATAACTCACAAGTTGCTCTCAAACTACCACGTATGTCATTTGAGATTACAAGTATAGCATATGATAACACACGGCAGTTGACAAAGGTCAGTAACTTTAAAGCACTTGGATTATCAGACAACGATAGGCAAAAATTTAATGCTCCTGTTCCCTATGAGATTGGGTTTCAACTTAATATCATGGCAAAGAATCAGGATGATGCTCTACAACTTGTAGAGCAAATATTGCCTACATTTAATCCACAATATACGATAACAATTAAACCGTTTTCATCTGAGTATCCTGATTTCAAAGAGGATATTCCCATTATTATTCAGGGAGTTTCTTTTTCTGATGATTTTGAAGGATCATTGGAAACTCGTAGAACGATAATTTATACACTAGATTTCCAGATGAAGGTTTCCTTCTATGGATCTATTGGAACTGGTGATATTATTCGTTCTTCTGTTGCAGATGTATTCCTAATGAATCAAGGTGTAAACTTAGACTCTGACAGAAAAATAGAAAGAATTACAGTTACTCCGAACCCATCGTCCGTTATCGGATTACCAGATAGTGACTTCGGATTTTCAACTGATATAGACCTCACATACGATAGCGGACTGTCATAATAGGAGATAAGAAATGGCAATCATATTAAGGAGAACAAAGGGTTCTACCCTAACTCACGATGAGTTAGATGATAACTTTCAGCAGTTGTCAATTTCAAATCTTGACTCTGCTAAAGTAGAAGCTTTAATTGATTCTGCATATATTCAACAGCGTGTGCCTGAATCATATTTAGAAACTATCATTGATTCTGCATATGTACAAGACAGGATAACACTTAGAGATTCAACATATGTAACTGGTATTATTGACTCTGCATATATTTTAGGAATTGCTCCATCTCAAGATTTCTTGGATTCATCTGAAGCAATTAATCTTGTAGATAGTGCATATGTTCAGGCACGTCAAATAACATACAACACATCAGATTTTACAGATAGTTCATATGTATCCGGATTACCTGTTTCTACATTTACAAATGATGCAAATTACCTTGACTCATCAACAGTAACTGGTGTTGTTGATGCCACTTATGTTAATAGTGTTGTAACTGGTGCTCTTATAACTGGTTCAGGTATTAGTGGAGATGGTAGTACCACCCCATTGACACATCCGGTTGGAAGTTATATGATTAGTAAATGTCTAAGATCGGTTACTCAGACATATAATCTTAGTTCAACATATCCAGGTATTTTTCCTGGCGACACTATATCCGGGGCAAATTTGTATTATCAATCAGGGATTACTGGCAGTGGGTATCCAGATGGATTATACAATAGTATTTCAATAGGATCAGGTACTTGGAAAGCCTTAAATTATGTCAGTCAATCAGTGATAGAAAGTGCTATTAAAATTGGTGGTACAAATTATGATGCATCTCCGGCAATACTATGGCAAAGGGTAGCGTAATGGAATATACTACAGTAACAAATATACATTGGTCAGATTCAGATCAAACAACAATTGATTGTACAGTTGATTTTGTTGGTCTAGGTTCTGTACCTTTTACAGTAAATCAAAATGATACAGAAAATCATTCTATAAAATTATGGAATGAAATTAATAATGGTGACTATGGAGCTATAGGAAATCCTCCACCTTTGGGTACACCTTCAGCTATACAAGATTCAGCTTAGGAATAAACCATGAGTGATAATGAAGAAGATAATGTAAAAGATGACTATGAATATTCTCGTGAAACACTTTATGATTTAATTGAAAAAGGTAAAGATGCTCTCGAGAATATGATAGAGGTTGCTCGTGAATCAGAACATCCTCGGGCATACGAAGTTCTTTCAGGTTTGATTAAAAACGTGTCGGATACCAATGACAAGTTAATGGACCTGAATAAAAAACAAAAACAGATGAATGAAAAAGATGAAGTGAAACAGGTTGAAAATCAGCAGAACAATTATTTCCTTGGTTCGACTGCTGATATTCAAAGGTTATTACAACAAGATGATATTGTAGATGTTGAACCAGAAAGAATCATATCTCGGGAATCCTAATGTCAAGAGAGATGGTGTGCTACAACAATGGACACCAGAACTCTTAAAGGAATATAAGAGATGCATGAAAGATCCGGCATATTTCTGTGAGCAATATGTAAAAGTTATTGCACTTGATGAGGGGTTAGTTCCATTTAACCTATACCCATATCAAAGGCAAATGTTTAACCATTTTGAGGAAAATAGATTTAATGTCGTTCTCGCATGTCGTCAATCAGGCAAGTCAATATCAGCCTGTGCATATCTCTTATGGTTTGCCCTCTTCCACTCAGAAAAAACAATTGCGGTCTTGGCGAACAAGGGCGCGACTGCTCGTGAAATGCTCTCACGTATTACACTCATGCTTGAGAACATCCCGTTCTTTCTTCAACCTGGTTCAAAAGCACTCAATAAAGGATCTTTGGAATTTAGTAATAACAGTCGCATCATCGCGGCTGCGACCTCTGGTAGCTCTATTCGTGGTATGTCAGTTAATCTTCTATATCTCGATGAGTTTGCCTTCGTAGAAAGAGCAGCTGAGTTCTATACATCCACATATCCTGTTGTATCATCTGGTAAAGATACAAAGGTGATTATCACCTCCACAGCTAACGGTATCGGTAACCAGTTTCATAAGATATGGGAAGGCTCTGTGCAAGGTGTAAATGAATTTAAATCATTCCGAGTTGACTGGTGGGATGTGCCAGGCCGAGATGAAGAGTGGAAAAATCAGACTATATCAAATACATCTCAGTTACAGTTTGATCAAGAGTTCGGTAACACGTTCTTCGGAACAGGTGACACATTAATTAATGCCGAGACACTTTTAGGTCTGAGAGCATTAAATCCTAAAAAGGTTCTTGAGGGTGGTAAATTCTTGGTGTATGAAGAACCAATTGAGGACCATGAGTATATCATGACCGTTGATGTAAGTAAGGGAAGAGGACAGGATTATTCTACGTTCAATTTGATCGATATTAGCGTTCGCCCGTTTGCACAGGTTGCTGTATATCGCAACAACACTATCTCTCCGATACTCTTCCCGAATATTATTTATAAATTTGCAAAGGCTTACAATGGTGCTTATGTAGTAATTGAATCAAATGATCAGGGTTCTGTGGTATGTAACGGCCTTTATCACGATTTAGAATATGAAAACATGCATGTTGAGTCTGCAGTTAAATCAAGTGGATTAGGAATTGAGATTACTAGAAAAACAAAAAGATTAGGGTGTTCTGCTTTTAAGGATATACTTGAAAACAATAAAATAAAGATCGTGGATGAAAAAACCATAATGGAGATATCCACATTTGAAGCCAAAGGTCAATCATATGAGGCTTCTGATGGTAACCACGATGATCTAGTAATGAACTTTGTAATGTTCGGTTATTTTGTCTCTACCCAATATTTTTCAGATATGACAGATATTAATCTTAAGGAAATGTTATTTAAACAGAAGATGCAAGAGATTGAAGATGACATGGTTCCGTTTGGTATTATAGACGATGGATCAGAATATATTGATCAGATAGAAAGAAATGATAACTCTTGGGCAACAGATATCATCACTGACAGACACATATACGACCCTGACCTATAATGTAACAAAATTATAAATAATGGTAAGTTGACTAACCGTATTATGGAACATATAATTTTTTAACAGAGGAAGATAAAAATGGCACTTTCAACACCGTCTGCTTCCCCAGCTGTTGTCGTCAAAGAAATAGATCTGACTGGTGGCGTT